GAGTGTCGTACTTCTTGACGAGCGTTCGGGCTTGCTCTGCGTAGCTCCTGATCTTTGCTTGCATCTCGCCCTGAATCGGAGACAGGTTTGGATTTGGGCCTCCACCCGGAAGCTGGTCGTCAATGTGCTGGTTCAGCTGAGTATACAGCTGGTCAACGTATGCCTTGAGTTTCTCTTCCGTGATGGGCCCCGGAGCCTGTGCCGGCACACCGGGCGGGGACGGGCCCTGACCACTGACAACCCGACCTGTCATGAGGACAGCCCAAACAACGCCCTGTTTCGAAAGTAGAACAAGCTTGTCCTCGGAGGTCTCCGCAGCCTGTTTCAACATCATGTCTGCCGGGTCCTTCGCAGCGTATGTCTTTGCGTCGGCGAGTGCCACCTTTGCCAAGGCTAAGGCATCTGCATACGCATTGTGGAGAATAGCCGGTGCCATCGACATAATCTGGTCAAAAATCTCATTCGCCTCTGCATCTGTTGGAGGAGTGTCTTTGCTGTAGACTCCTGTTGCCATGTGCTCACGCTGCATCGAGAGGACAACAATGAGCAGTGTCGCTCCGAGCAAGAGTTCGACCCACATTGTATTCAAGCAACATTTACGTCGGCTACGCAATAGCGGTAGTACGTACACTTGCCAACCGTATCGCTGTGGCGAGTGATCTCGATAATGTCGCCCGGCACCGCACCGATGATACGGGCCTGAATATCCTGCGAATCGATCCACGGCAGCTGGTCCTCGGGCTTGACTACGCGGTTCTTGTCAAGGACGGCCTTGGCCTCCTCCTGAGGGAGAATCCGGTGGGGCACGGACATACGGTGCGTCGTAATGTCCATCTGGAGCTCGCGGATGTGGAAGAACGCCACCTTCTCCTTCGAGTATTGTGACCGGATGATGTTCAGCAGGTTCTCCGACGGCTTGGACAGCGAGATGATGACAACACCGTTCTTGTACTCGTTCTCACCCGCATAGCCGAGGTACGTCTTCACGTCGCGGTCAAGCATCTTGTCCTTCTGACTGAAGAGGATCAGAATGTCACCCATCGTATACGCACTCACGTCCTTGAGCTCCGTTGCCAGAGGCTTCGTGTCCGTGGCGAGCTTACGACGCTCGAAGAAGATGCGTAGAGTTGCAAGGGCATTGTCTTCCATTATGCTTCCCTTTCTCATACAGAAGGAAAGAGTTCGTTTTTTATCGCCCGAGAAGAACAATGCTTCACATCATTGCCCTAGTTGTTGCCTTAGGGGCCATCTGGTACGCCTCGCAGCTGTCGGGTGCCCAGGAGAAGTTCCAGCCCGAACTCTTAGACCGTAGTCAGGCTAAGCGAACTCAGGAGGTCGAGCACTCGTCCCACGAGCAGCGGACGAATCACATGCCCTTTTCCTCCTTCGTTGATGCGGTCCAGGGGATGGCGACACCGTTCCGCGTAAACGCATATACAGCTGTGAGGTAGTAAATACTAATGAGCTCAAAGCAGAAAATCCCCAAGGCACTGCGTGAACAAGTCTGGATCACGAAGGTGGGTCCGAAGTTCGACGCAAAGTGCAAGATCGTTTGGTGTACTAACAAGATGAATGCATTCGACTACCAGTGTGGTCATAATGTCCCCGAGAGCAAAGGCGGTGCTACAACCCTCGACAATCTGGTCCCCATCTGTTCGCGATGTAACGTGAGTATGGGGAACCACTACACAATCAATCAATGGAATGCCAAGTTCGCAGCAACTCGCCCGTGGTGGCGACGCATTTTCGGATGGTGAAACTGTAGTATCAAATGGCGACAATCGTAACGATGTTTTTCAACCTCCAACACTTGCCGGGTGCAGTGTCCACCACGCGTCCGATCGAGTTCTACTTGACGAACGGACGTGCGACGCTCAGTGCCCCGGCCCCCATGGTCATCTTCTGCGATCCATCCACGAAACCGCTCATCCAGGCAATCCGCGAGGAGGTGTCTTCGCATCCGACCACGTACGTCGAGAAGAACATTGCGGACTATGATTACTTCAAGACCTTGTACCCCATCATCCTGAACAACCGTATGCGGTCGCCTGGCTACAAGGATCCGCACGACCGAAACACACCAGCCCATGTCTTGACCACGATGTTCAAGATCCCCGCACTCTACATGGCCTACCAGCAGTGTCCAGCCACGCATTACATCTGGTTGGACTTTGGATGTGCACACATGGCCCTGGACGTCGCCACGGCGATCGTGCCGGTGATTGAGAACCCTCGTCCGAAGATTGCGTGCGGGGCCATTCATTACCGCTCAAACCGCGAACTGTACCCGATGTCCGAGTACATGAAGTGGGGAGGACCCTGTTCGCTTGCCGGTACTCTGATGTCTGTCCAACGCGAATACATGGATCTCTTCTACACGGGCATGATGTCCATCTTCTACGAGCAGCTCAATGAAGGCGTCGGACACACGGAGGAGCAGGTGCTGGTGTATCTGCACAACCGCCGCCCGGAGTGGTTCACATTGTACTTCTCAGACTACCGCTCGTGTATCACGAACTACCATCGCAGCGTCCACGACCACTGGACGATCCGTACACACTTCATTCAGAATGCACGTGCGGCCGGTCGTACTGATTTAGCCGAACAAGCCGAACGTAGTTTATAATGCATGCCTTCTACATCAACCTCGACCGACGCACAGACAGGCGTGCAGACGTCGAACAGGAGTTTGCCGACAAGGGATTGACCGTCGAGCGGTTTCAGGCTGTCGAGTACGATCCCGGTGCCATTGGATGTAACCTTTCGCATATCGAAGTGCTGAAGACTGCACGCGACCGCGGATACGAATCCGTGATGATCTTCGAGGATGACTTTCAATTTTTAGTCACGAAGGAGGAGTGGGATCAGTTGATCGCACGCCTCCCTGCAAGCTATGATGTGGTGATGCTGTCGTACAACCTCAAGGCCGCGGACCCCTGGGACGAGACGTTCGTTCGAGTCGTTGAAGTGCAGACGACCAGCGGGTACATTGTTCACTCTCGGTTCTACGATACGCTGATCGCACGATGGGAGGAAGGTGCCCAGTTGTTCATTGCGAGCCCTATGCTGGACTGGATTTACTTGCTTGACCAGTACTGGAAGCCCCTTCAGCCCACTGCCGAGTGGTTCGCATACCGAACTCGCATCGGGAAACAGCGAGACAGTTTCAGTGACCTGGCTGGTCGATTTGTCGTACGCGATTCATGATGTATCCACGCTGAAACCAGGGATTCAGAACCCGCTGCGACATGTGCAACGCATTCTGTGCAATCCGCTTGGCCTCTTCATCGTGGTTCACCAACCATTCAATTTTTTCCACCAAGTCAGAGAGATCGTACTTGATTGGCACGTAGTTCACCATGGGGTGGAGTTCGGTGTCCATCCACCGCGTAGTTTCGGGATGCGTGACCACAATGGGCACGGATCCAGACGCATACGTCCACTGACCATTCGAGGCCAGTGTGTTTCCATCAATGACCAGAATGTACTTGAACTGCTGCTGCTCTTCAATGGACATTCGCTCGCCGAAATGGTGGTCGGGAATCACCGCGTCATTAATAGGCCATCCTCCACGAACGAAGCGGGCGTCGGTGTTCGGCACGCCGTAGAGCTTGTCCACCACTTGCATGCGAATCGAGGGGCGATAGAACCCACTGGACCCTCCACGCCAAACTGCGACGGACTTCTTGTCCTCCCATCTCACCTGCGGAAGATTGAGCCCGTGATCGAATGTGTGGTCATCTCCGGGCATGAGCAACAGTGTCTTGCTTCTGAAGCTGCGGGCTGCGTGCATACACATGATCGGGTTCTTGACCAGACCTTCGAGACGATGGTACTCGCGTGCGGGCATGGTCACAGTGTCTTCGCGTCCAAGCGAGGCAATCATACGATCAAACTCCTCATCACCAATCACCCCATCTGACTCGGGGAAGACGGCGGTCAGTTTCATCACGCGAATGCAGTCAAGTACATACCTGTACATGGGTCCGCCAATGTCCAAGCGAAAGTTCGGAGACGTCCACGCCGACTTCATACCTGGCGGCACACACAGCACGTTGCGAGGAATGCAAATGATGGAGGGATTGTGATCGGCACGGAACCAATCGACACGCCAGCCCTTGGATTCAAGGTAGGCCCATGTATTGACCTCCCACGTGAGCTTTGGCATCAGCGGGTATTCGCGGAGATACAGGTCATAGAAATCCAAGAGTGACTTGACATCGCCCAGGAAGAATCCGCCACAGAACCGCCAATTCACACTGTCCCAGATCACGCCGGGATCCCAGCAACCTGGGAAATACATACACGTCTCCGGTAGGTGAGAGTATGAAATTGCCCGCAACTCGTCGGCCGACTCCGGGTCCTTGAGCACGTGATACAGATTGAAGTCCGCCCACGCATAATGCGTGGAGGTATGTTGGCCCGACCATATAGCCCGGGCGACCAACTCGATCTTCGCATTCATCAAGATCAAAAAGTTCCGCGTGTCGTGGGCATCGCATCGCGTATCCGGGATTCCTCGTGGGGCGATCTCGTAGAAGTCAAGGTCCTCCAATGAGATCGTCTCCACCACTCCATTGAGAACGGCGGGAAGTTTATCGCGAAGCTCTGGGCTGACAAAGACGTGCAGACGCACACCCGTTGCATTCAGTTTTCGGAACAGGTCGAAGCGTGTGTCCTCTGTTCGGTCCTTTGGACGTGACTCGTGCAGGTCCAAGAACGCGGTCACGAAGGTCACAGTCATTGTTATTCAGCGTTGTACATATGAAAGTAATAGCTTTTCACATCACAATGCCTACAGCACTGACGGTGGACTTAGTCGGAGGGCTGGGGAACCAACTTTTCAAGCTCGCGGCTTTACTTCACGTTGCCAAGCGAACGGGGAGGACTCCTTACCTTCAATCCCTTCACAACCCGTCACCGCACTCGAGCGTGTCGTACTTTGATACGATCCTCCGTTCATTTCGCGGGTTGTACTCTCAGATCAAACCAACTTCGTTCTGCCAGGAACCGTCCTTCGCATACGCGGACTGGCGGGGACTCCTGCGACTACAAGACAATCCACAGATGAATGGATACTTTCAGGACTATCGCTACATTGACCGCGAGTTTGTTCAGAAACTCGTGTTTCCCACAGGGATCCTGAGTTCGTACCCAGGGATTCACGATGGTGTGTTCCTCCATATCCGAGGCGGCGACTACGTTGGAAACCCTGCCCACGACATTGGATTGGATGCATATTACGAGAGGGCGATCGCTCACTTCCCGAATGCCCACATCTACATTGTAACGAACGACATCAACTATGCGATGAGTCGGCCGTATATTGCGGGCCTGAAGTACACTCTGATTATGGAACCGGAGATTGAGACCTTGTTTCTGATGAGCCAGTGTGCGGGTGGAATCTGTGCCAACTCAAGCTTCTCGTGGTGGGGGGCGTTCCTTAACCCGAATCGAAAAATCGTCATGCCGGACCGGTGGTATAGAGAGTCCCACCATGCGACCGAAGGGTACTACTTTCCCGGGGTCATCAAATGTCAAGTGTAGGCGTCGTCTTGACAATCGGTGGCGGCAGCGTACCTGCCGCACGATGAAGCAGAACCTCGTCCCACGCGGCCTTCAGGTCAGGGAGATGCGTGGACAGCCAGTTCGGGTCCTTGGGTAGAAACGCCTTCTTCGTGGACAGCAATCGCCAGAACACATACTGTGGGTCGCGGTCTGTCACCTTCATCTGCCATTCGGGCAGTGGCATGTCGAGTCGTTTGTACTCCACTGAATTGTCGTCAAAGACTGCAATGACGCTCTTGGGTTCAGGTGCCGTCATCCACTCGGAGGAGAACACCTGTTTGAACCTGAATTCAACATACTCGCATTCGTCAATACCCGTACACTCCATCTGCATCTGCATTTGGTGGACATACGCCTCTGGAATCCCATCGCTCGGGGGACGGGAGAACGGGCACTTGAACTCAACCAACCGCCCACGCCGTCTGATGTCCGTCGGGTCCTTTGGAAAGATGAGACCGTCGGGCGACGCACCAAGGAACGAGTGGACAGGGTGCTGGACACAAGATACGTCCACGATCGAACACCCCGTCTCGGCCTCGTACAATGCCTTCGCAACAGGTTCCATGCGAGTACCCCAGATCAAGGCAAGGGCTATGTTCCCACCGGTGGGCTGAGGCGGTTCAAGTTTGCGAACGATCAGACTACGCCTAGTCTCTCCGCCTGTGAAGATGCCCGACACCTCTGAGGCCGTGATCATCTCACCACGCTTAGCATGCCACGCAGACGTACGCTGGTCATTTGCCCCGTAGATGCGAATCGTCCGCCGGACACATCGGTCACGTATCCAGATCCGCCCAAGCTCGCCCTTCATCGCTTCCTCCAATGCAGTCAAGACAAACCGCCGGGCCTGCGTGTAGCTCACGGACGGTGCAAGAAGAGTCATCAACATAATCAGTGGCTTGAGTCGCTTCTTCGGACGAGTGTAGGGCGGTTCACGCAACCATTCGGTGATGACTGCTTCCATTGCGTTTGTCTATGCGTCCAGGCAGAAAACTCATTTTCAGTGCTGAAACACAGAATCAGTATGGAGACGATTCAGAGTAAGGAGCAGTGGGTACTTCACCGTCTCGAGGGGTTCTACGCGAACCCTGAGAACTTCGGCCGCATCGAGCAGATCCTCACAGGCAAGTCGCGGTTGAGCCTCAGGTTGCTAGATTGGTTTGTGACCAACTACTCAAAGAAGTACAATGTTTCTTTCATGGCTAAGGGAAACCGTCACGTCATTGTGTACTTGGTCTACAAGTCGCACCTCAAGGCGTACAACAAAAAGATGTTTGACCCGTTCTGTCGATGGAAGCGAATCCAGTTCCGCGGGCTGGATACGACAGTGGGGCAACTGAACTTCTTCGAGTGGGCCATTCAGGATGAGGTGCTTGATTACCTGGATGCCCACTACGACGAGATCCACGCCGATATGGAGGCCTGCTCGCAGGTCATCCAGCCAAAGGATGGTGAGCGTCGCAAGCGTCATGAGCTGAGCCGGTCGGCCACCAAGTCCGTGCGGGTTCACGATGTTCCCGTCAAGATCTCGTTTGATTGATTCTGCGGGTGTAACAATGTTCTCGACGATCGACCGGTCTGTCGTGTATGAGATCGGTACAGACATTACCGAGCACGACATCAACATTGTATCCGACCTGTGGACCATGGGCGGCCGTCAAGTGTATCGCGGTGCACGGGATCCAGGGTTCACCCATGCGAATGTATATTGGCTCTACGATCCTGAGGACCTTGATCGCGTAGGTGTATCGGAACACAAGTTAGACAGTCCTGCGGAGGTCTCGCTGTTGTGGTACAAGGACAATGCATTCGGCACGCTCCTTCAGGAGGATGGGTGGACGTCGGAGGATACGATCTGGGGTGAGTTGCCGACGCACGTGTATGAGCAGTGTCTCGCAGAAGGATGGACTACATCCGAAACGTTCCTTGAGCGATGCCTGCGTGGTCCAGTACGTATTGTGACGCCAGAGATGCTGATCAACCGCCCGACCGTGTATTCATGTGCCAAGTGTTCACGTGTCTCCCTGACGCCCTTTCCGTGTGGTACTGCAGCACCGATTGAGTACCCGCAAAAGGAAAAGATTTATTGTGTTGATGAGCGTATGATTGTACACTCGCCGCCTAAAGGCAGCTCTCTCTGGTCACTTCTTGGGTTCACGACACAGCCTGTGCCTTCCGAGCCTTCTTCACCGCCGGAGGTGCGACTGGTGCAACCTGAGGAGGTGGAGTCGCCGAGCGAGGCTTGACCTCCTCATTCGTCTCCTCCTCGTCCTCAGCCGGGAAGGCCTCAGCCACCGGAATCTCCAGCTTCGCCGGCTTGTCCTCCGGATCGTCATCCGGCTCCTTGATGTCCGCGAACGCAGCCTTCGCACCGACACGCGAGGGCGGGAAGACCTTCGCGAGGACGACACGCCAGGTCACACCGCAGCCAGTGCCCGTCACATAGATGCTCGGGGCAATGACCATGCGGCCCTCCATACGCTTCGCAAACACCTGCTCGAGGTTGTCCTCGGTCAGTGCGATCGTATTGCCCTTCTCATCCACCGCGTCCATCCCGACCTGGCCATCCCAGATCGAGATCTTCATGCGGAGAGACGGCGGGTACTTGCCGTTCGGAACCCACTCGCCATTGATCTTCTCAACGCTAGGCGTGAGAATCGGCTTGAAGGTGTCGCGAATCACAGCCTCAGAGCGGGCCTTGCCGAACCAACGACCACTGTTCGCAGTCGCGGCGGCAACAACCTTCTCCGAGAGATCGAGGAGGAAGTTGTAGAACTGTCCCACCTCCGAGCCATCCGTCGAACGCTCCTTGGCGTACGAGTCGCACCCCTTGAGGGACGCGAGGAGGCTGTAGCTCTTCTTACCGGAATCGTCCTCACGAACGACCACACCGGCCGGGTAGTAGATGCGGGGAATACGGACCTGGAGAGTCTGACCATTGTACTTGATGGGAACGGTCTTGCCTCCGGCCTTGTTGGGGCGAATCTCGCCAATGGTGACGCGGGAGATGTCCAGGTTCTCAGAAGGGATGATTGCAGTGGTGGCCATTTTGAATGTTGTAGTCTCCACTGACCTGCCGGCCGCCGGATCCGTTTTCCGCGTACGTTTCCAGTTTTCAAGGCTCTACACAAGATAAGCATCTATGCCGCAGTGTGTCTCGGTGAAGAAGAAGAAATCGGCGGACCAGTGTACGGCTGAGGCGTTGCTCGGACATAGTGTCTGCGGTGTCCATGCGAGGTGTAAGACTGTCGTACTGTGGTCTGACGTCAACCGAGACAAGATCAAGCGATTCACAAAGGTCCAGGCCTTGTATCGCGGTTGGCGTGTACGCAGGGTGTTGGTGTGGGCCGGGCCAGGTGTCCTTAAGCGAAGTGAGTGTATCAATGACGAGGAGTTGGTAACCTGTGAGTCGAAGGATAAACAGCATCCGTTCGAGTACTTTGGTGTTCTCGAGGGAGGTAAGATCTGGTGGTTCGACTTTGCGACTGCGTGGGAATGGTTCACGCGAACCGTGACCCCTCTGAACCCCTACACCAAGGTTGAGATTGATCACGCAGACCTCAACCGGATGCGAAAGATCCACCTCTATCGTCGTCGACACCGGATGTCTGTACCCCCACCGCCCAGGGTGTTGTCCGACAATATACTTCGCAGGTGGACCATATTGTCCCAGATCTTCCGTAGCTTTGGGTTTGAGGACGTCCATCCACAACAATTCGCAAACCTGACCCATCAGAACCTCCGCGTGATGTTTCGCTTTTTGATCGACGACTTGATGGCTATGCCCAAGCCGAATCAACGGTTAGTGGCCATTTCGCTCAGGGGATCGCGTGCCGCCCAGACGACAACGACGGGGTACATGATTAACTCCCTGAATCTGCTCACGATTGCATTAACAGATTCACAGTCGTATGACTTTGTGTTCTTGCTGCTGTCTGCGTTGTACCGATGTTAAAATGGATTTGCACAGCCCAGGGCGACGAGGGCAGCGGTACCATGAACATCTTCTTCCTCTCTCTCGACCCCGACGAAGCGGCTCGCCTTCACTGCGATAAACACGTGGTGAAGATGATCCTTGAGACTGCACAGCTCCTCTATACTGCCCACTGGGTACGTGAGTCCCCGCTGCCCGAAGGGGCATACCGCAAGACCCATCCTAATCATCCGTCCTCTCGCTGGATCCGCGAGTCGCTGGCCAACTACAACTGGCTCTGTCGCCTCGGGCTGGCCTTGTGTACCGAGTATTCGTTTCGCTACGGCAAGGTCCATACAACCCAACGGCATCTCACCTGGCTCGCCACACACTCGCCGCGGGGACTCGTGGACGTCGGCTGGACTCTTCCCCGTCTTGCCATGCCCGAAGAGTTTCATGACAAAGACCCGGTGGTTGCCTATCGAAAGTACTATGTCGGGGCCAAGACGCGTTTGTTGTCGTACAAAAAACGTCCCGTACCCGATTTCCTGGCAGAAGCGGTTTACATGACCGCCGGAGGTAAGAGTATACCAGTGCGTTAGAAATGTCCTCTTCTTCTACTCCCTCTAAGGCAAACAAGATGCCTGCCAAGAAGTCCGATGTCGCCCCGAAGACCGTCGCCGTCCCCGCCCCTGTTGCGGCCCCTGCCCCTGCCGCCAAGGCCCCGAAGGCCAAGGCGGTGAAGGCCGAGAAGCCTGCCGCCCCGTCCAAGGCCGTTGTCACGGTGCCGACGGTGGAGACGCCCTCTGCCCCGGCCGTTGCCGAGGCCGTCGAGCACTCCGACGTGATCCTGGCTGGCCTGGCTGAGAAGCTCAAGGCCCTGTCCACGGAGCTGACGACGCGTGTCCGCGAGGCCACGAAGAG